CGTTTCCAAGGCTTTATTTTTTCTTGGCCGTAGGCTATCGACACGATTCGACACGATGACCGCGCAACCTCCGCGTCTAGACGGTCTTCAACTGTTCAGCGCGCAGCTCGCCAATCGCGTCCGCCACATCGTCCAATCGTTCCGGCCAGAGAGCCGTGTATGTGTTCAGCGTGATGCTGGGTGAGGAGTGGCCGAGCTGCATCTGTAGGGTCTTCACATCCGCGCCTTGAGCAATCGCAAAGCTCGCATAGCTATGCCTCAAACTATGGATGGTCACGCCCTCGTCCTCCATGCCGGCCAGTCGGACGGCCTTTCGCCAGACACGCGTCCGCCACGTGTTCGTCCACAGGTTCCCGCCTCTTGCCGCGCGGAACAGCCAGTCGTCGTCGCCCATGCCCTCCATCTGCCGTTCGATGGACGGTATAAGGAATCTGGGTATGGCGATGCTGCGCGGTTTGCCGTTCTTCGGCGTGCCCAGCACAAGCCTGCCTTTGCCGTCGTCGGTCCAAGTGCGGCGGATGCGCGCCCTGCGTGATTCCACATCCACGTCGCCGCATTTGAGTGCCAGCGTCTCGCCAATGCGGGCACCGGTGTATGCCTGCCAGCGGACGATCAGCCCGTCTACCGGCCGTCCTGCCCGTTCGGCCATGCCGGCCAGCAACTCCACCTCCTCGACGGTAAGGAACACCATGTCGTCATCGGATTGCGTGATGCGCGGCACGGTGACCTTTTCAATGGGGTTCTCTCCGATCCAGCCGTGCTCCAAGGCGAATTCCATGACACCGCCCATGACGACCTTGACGATGTTGCGGATGCTGCGTGGACTCAACGGCTTCGATTCGCGATCGTCCTGCAGTTCGGCGGGATACCCGCCTTCGGTGAGCTGCGTGACCCACTGTTGCAGTTCGTCGCGTTGGATTTCCCTCAGTGTGCGATCGCCCCACTTGGGGTTGATATAAACGCGCAATTCGCGGCGGTATCTGCCCAAAGTGCCCTGTTTGATATCCATCTTGCCGTCCGTCCATTCGGAGGCAACGTCCCGGAAGATGCGTAGTTCCTGCTGCGGGTCGCGGTATTTGCCGCGTCTGATGTCGTCCTCGATGGCCGCTGCGTATTCCTCAGCGTCACGGAGCTTGGCGAAGTTCCGTGATTTCTGGACGCGTTTGCCGTCTCGAAGCGTGTACCAGCGGCATCTCCACCGTGAGCCTTGGCCGTACAGCGCGGACCGCCATTTGCCGGGCACATTGGCTTTCATCGGATCCTTCGCATTGGCCAGCGACTGTTTCGCGGCCCTGCTGGGCGGGTTGCCGTCCTCGTCGTTTTTGAGCCATCTGTCGTCTACGAACGCTCTGGCCATGGTTGTCTCTTTCCGGGGATCCGCGCTACACTGTGCGTGGAACCTCATTTTGGTGAAAACGGAAATGCTGATTGTTGGTTCCTTGGGTTCCGTCCGACTGTGTTCGGGCGGGACCCTTTTTGTTTCCCGTCGCGGTATGTGGACGCTGAGCTTCTTTTATTGCACGCACACGCCGGAATCGTACAACAGCTGCCGATAGTCCGACAGTACTTGGATGGTGACGCCCAATTCCACGGCCATCATCCACGTATTGCCTTCGTATATCTGCTCCACCATGCCATAGTCCACGGGACTGATCAACGCCAGCGCGGTCTCCCTGCGACACCGGCGCTCGCACTTCAACCCGTATTGGCTACCACAGCCTGGATCATGGTGTTTCGCGTGGATGAGCTCATGGCACAGCGTGCAACGGCGCTGGCGCTGGTTGAGCCAGTCGGCCAGCAGAATGAGTTTGTGTCGATCGTCGTATAGGCCGCATATGTCACGGGGAAGGTCGCGTGACATGACTGACAGACCCATGGATTCCGCGTTCCGGTGAAGCTCCGCGATGGTCTTGTTATCCACATTCCTCTCTTCCGGAAGTATTGTTTTTCGAGAAGTACTTTTTTGCTGTTTGTCAAGTTCTGCTTGACAGTTGGAGTGTCGTATGTGATATTTGAATCAGCTCATCTACCAAGTTGTAGAAGGAGTCTCCAGGGTCGCTGCGGCGGCCCTTGCTTTTTATTGAACGCAATTCCCGTTCAAACTTGACTGATCATATTCTTTCAGAAGTTTGTTGAAGCTATGATCATGGTCGACGTAGTAGGCGGTGACCAACATGCAGTAGCCTCTGTCCTTATGTGGTTCCAGCACGACTAGATACCGTTCTGATTCAATGAGGATATACAGCCTATCGCGGCCATGCTTATGCTTCCTCCAGATTAATGGCGCATCGCATGTTTCATAATGGCATTGCGGACAATCCTTTGCGTCGTCAATCGTCTTTCGTGGAAACCTGATTCGTTCGCATCTACGCAGATCAACGTTCCTGTCACCGGTCGCGTGGTCTTCGACGCTTGTGATGTGGAAGAACCCGGCCCATTTTCCGTCGGTCTCCTCTCTCTGGCGGCGCACGGAGACCCTCAGACCGTCGAATGATGGGTGTGAATCTATGAAGTCCTGCCTGAAGATTGCGTAAATCCTATCCTCATATACGGCAAAGTCTTCTATCGGGGATTTGGGCACGAGCTCCGGTATCCAATGCGGTGTCATGCGTTCCGTCCTTCCCAGACGAAGATGTTGAACTTGCGCGTGCCCAAGGTCGTTGACTGGGTGAGACGGAGCTTTGATCTCATGCGTATGTAGTCGATGATTTCAGCTTTCGCGCCCGATGGTTGGGGGATGGTCGTCCGGTTCGCCCTGCATACGGCCCCGTTGATCACATCGGTGATCTGCATCATCTGCACTTCGTCCGAACGGATCGGCTGCACTTTCTTGATGCACTCGTGGTTGAAGTCGTAATGGCTGTTCGCCAGCACTTCCTCAAGTTTCTCGGTACGTTGCGCGGAATGCGTGTCCTTGATGTCCACGTACACGTTGTAGGTGTTCGTGGAGTCGAACAGCCTGTTCAACATGGTGAAATACATCTTGTAATACCAGTCGTTGTGCGACTGTGACCATGCCTCATGGTTCAGGCGCGTCTTCTTGGCCACCAGAACGCGGAACCTCATGTCGTCATCCAGGAAGAAGCAGTTCAGTAGGTCCTTGTAAAGGTCGATTTTCGGCATGCTGGCCTTCGTCCACTTCACTTCCGTACGTGCCTTGACGCCGTAACGTGCCTTGATCTGGAGGATGTTTTCCGTGATCTCCTGCTTTTTATCCTTGGGGATGATGAGGGCTCCAAGGACCATGACATCGCTGTCGTCATGTTCCAGATGACAGCTCTCGTCACAATACAGGTTGTATTCGGTCATTCGTGTTCCTTTCAATCCATCAATCGTCAGGCGTCTCGGCTTCGAGGCGTGCGTTCGGATCCCTGTTTGCGGCCATGTCATAGTCTTCGGGGTGCGCGGCGATACGGTCGATGAGATCATCGGTGATCTGAGACTCGCGCTCGCGAGCTTCATTGCGCGCGGCTCTAGCAATGAATTTCTCGGCTTCCTCAATGAGTTCATGTGGATTAATACCGAAAACTTCTGCTAGCTGAGCTATTTGCGTTACTTTGATGTCGCGCTCGTTTTTCAGCATTCTGATTAGCGTTCGCTCTGGTACGCCAGACTTCTCCGAAAGCTCTTTGATGGTTAATCCTGCTGCAGAACGTTCTGCAGCAATTGCTTTAGCTGTTGCTTCATTAATGTCCATATGGACAGTATAACGACTGTAAATTTGCTAACAACTGCCCGTTTGGGCGTGTCGCACTTGCATACTGCCCAAATGGGCGTTAGTATGCAAAGTATGGACAGCATGAAGTATTCAGCAACAGTTGCAAAACAAGTTGACAAGGCTCTTTCCAGTGCGAAATTCAGCGTTTCTGAGGCGTCGGAGAAGTCTGGAATCCCTCGAGT